CTACGCTGGCCCCGCATCAAAGACCTCTACCGGCGCCAGCCGCAACAGCTCAGAGGCCTCTTTCACAGTCCCCGCCAACCACTGATCAACGTCCCCAAGCTCGATCGGGATCACGCTGCGCTTGTCCTGACGGTCGGCCGGCAGCTTGGGGTCGGGCTTGTGCATGCGGCTCATCAGCGGGTGCGCGTCGGCATTGATGGTCAGCATCGTGTAGCTCTCGTGCACCTCGCCCGTCGCCGGGTCAGTCCACACGTTCCACAAGCCCGCCAGGCCCCACGGGTCACCATCCGCGCGGGCGAACCTCCACCACACGTTTTTCCCGGTTTCCCAGTTGGGTTCGTCAAAGGTGCTCGCGGGGATGATGCAGCGCTGCCCTCTGGCCCAGGGGTGCTTGTAGCTGGCCTTCTGGCTCAGCTCCTCCGAGCGGGCGTTGTTGGTCGGGAATTTCAAACGCGGCTCTTTCGCAAACCACGGGATCAGGCCCCACTGCCCAGCGACTAGCTCCCGGCTGTACCACGGTAGCGACAAGTACCCGCAGCGCTTCAGGTTGCCGCCTGAGGAGCTTTGGCACCTCGACAACATCATGCACAAGGGCGAGCACCCGGGAATCATGTGGGGCGTGCCGCTCGAAGCTGACCCCACGACCCGGGGCGAGATGGTCGCAATCGATGGCACGGTCGTGTCGATAGCGCCTGCTGACCCAGCGCCTACGGCCTGATCGGCAGCGTGCAAGCCATCAGCGCGGCCTGCAGCCTGATTTCATAGCCTTCGCGGCGGTCGATCTCAGCCAGGGCCGCGCGCAGCAACTGGAATGGATCGGCGTCCTCGGCCAGGGCTTCGGTGGGCATAGCGGGCCGGTCGGGGATCGGCTCGCGGCATTCCACGGGAACGGGCACCTTGACGGTCTGGACCTCGACGCGCGGCACGGAGCCGCAGCCGGCCAGAGCCAGCGCGCCCAGCAGTATGGCGGCGCGCATCATGGCTTGGCCCTCCCCTTGAGCCAGTCCGTGCCCAGCGCCTGCAGGCTCGCGCAGCTGTCGCCAGGCGCAGTCGGCGCCGTGGCCAGGGTGTAGTCGGCGCGGGCGTTGAGCGCCTGGGCCTGGCCAGCAGCAGCAGCACGGGCCGGAGCGGCCTCGGCTGCACGCTGCGCGGCCACGGCGCCCAGCGCCTCGGTGGCATCGCTACATGCCTGTGCACCCTTGAGTGCGCCGTCCCGCTGCTGCTGCATCCCCGCCAGCTCGGTGCGCGCCGTGGCAGCATCGTCCCGGGCGGACAGCCAGGCCCAGCCCAGCAGCAGGTTGCCGGCTGCGAGCGCGGCGATGATGATCTGCTGGGGGCTCATCATCGCGGCCACCAGCCTTTCCGCCGAGCCCAGCCGCGCACGCGCAAGCCAGCCTCCCAGACAACGAAAAGGGCCGTCGCTGCCCACTTCATTAGCGTCGATTTCATGATGCCCCCAGAAGGTTTTTGCCGACGCGCCGAGCCCAGCCCTTGCCGAAACTACCCCAGGTCGGCAGGTCGGCCAGGAAGAGCAGCCGGTGGCCGTTGAAGCGAGCGGACAGCGCCGGGCCTGCGGCTGCAGCAGCCGCCATAGTCTTGGGGCCGAGAATGCCGTCATCAGCCGCGCCGGCCGCGCGCTGCAGCCACTTGATGGACTGCACCGGGCCGCTGTTGACCGCGCCGTCGAACACATCGAAGCGCACGGCCTCGGGCAGCTGACCAGCGCGCACGGCGTCCCAGTACAAGCGCCGATAGATGCTCTTCGCGCGGTCGCGCGGCAGGTCGCGCATCTCGCCTAGGTAGCCGTCGGCGCGCGCGACCCGGGCCGTGACGCCCCACATGGTCTCGCCGCCCGGGTCCGCCGAGTTGTTGGAATAAAGCCCTTCGTGGCCGAGCAGGCGGTCGAATGCCTGGTCAAAGTTCATGGTCCTCTTGCCTCCGCATGGGGTGGCCAGCGCCATGCCAGCGCGCCACGTTGATGAGCAGGCCCGCGAGCACGCAGGCGCTGAAAATGGTGTCGCCCACAGTGGTCCAGGTGCCCCACAGGGCCGGCTGCATGCCCGAGGCCAGCGCGCCGGCCAGGAGCAATGCATACCTGGCCCGGGCCAGCTTGTGCACGCGGGCAACGCGGGAGTTGAGGCGGCAGATGCAGGCCCAGCCGATGGCCAGGCAAATGCCCAGGTTGAGCATCGCGAGCAGCTGATGGGATTGCCATGTCATGGAGTGCCCCCTTCCCCGCCGCCGCCCGCTTTTCGCTCCAGTACGCGGCCGGCGCGCTCGAAGACCCAGCGGCCCAGGCGCGGCCAGTCGTCGCCCACGCCACCCACGACGAGTGCGATGGGAGCGAGCATCCAATTCGTCTCATCCATGCCCATCCAGCGCCCGGCAAGCGTGGCCAGGCCAGCAGTGATGAGCAAGGCCGTGGCGTTGAGCCTGGCGAAGTAGCCCACGGCGCCGAGCCGCGAGCTGGGATCTCGCCGACCCAGTGCCCAGGCAGCTCCCACGGTCGATGCAATGAGGATCACCGCATACGGACCGATGTAGCCGGCCATCGCCGGCCCAAAGAGCACTGACGCGATGGCCACAGCTGCGGCTGTCGGTTCGAGTTGATTCATCGTCGCCCTCCTCCGGGCTGTTTTGGGCATGAAAAAACCCGCCGAAGCGGGTTGGTGTTGGTCGGGGCGGATCAAAGCGTCACAGCGAGCGCGAAGGCCTCATCGAGCGATTGCGGCGTGCCGCCGAGTTGCGCCCAAAGTTGCTGCAGGAAGGGGTTCGCACGCTCCCAGGTATCGGCCTCGTACTCGATCTTGGCCTCGCGCTTTTGCACCGGGTCCGTGATCGCCGCGATGGCGGCTTCGGCATCGTCCAGCACCCCATGGGTGAGCAGTGCGAGCTGCCCTTGGCGCCGCGTGCAGGACTTGGGTATCAGCGCCGCAGCCTCGGCCTCCCGTTGACGCTCGCGCTCAGCGAGCTCAACCGCGTTGAGCGGCACGACGGACCACTGCTGCCGCCATACGCCGTCGATCTCGATGGGCTCGATCTCGATGGGCTTGTGCGTTTCCGCGTCGTAGCTTGGCGTGCCTGTCAGCTCTACGGGCGCGTAGCACTCCAGATGGTGCGCCATCATCGTGAGCGGGTGCAGATCCTGGATTTGAGCGACGCTCAGAGGGTATTGCCCTGTTTCGATATTGATATACATGGTGATCCTTCTTAGGCCACATTCCCAAGCCTGGTGCCATTGGCAAGCCAGGTAACAAGTGAGTTACCCACGATATATCTGCCTGCTGCTGATCCGTTAGTTGGGCCACTCAGCTGCTGCGTTGTATATGTGCCCGATGAGAGGCCAAAACCGCCATTACCTCCCGGCTGCCCCATTGCGCCCCCTGCCCCGCCCGTGCCGCCAGTTGCCGTAGGCGGCGTCTCGCCAAAGGTAGGGCCGGTATAAGTTTCAGATGTTCCAGCTTGCCCTGCCGTCTGATTCAGGAAGGCAAGTGTTCCTGACGTATTAAACCCGGCACCATTTCCAGCATTGCCAGCGTATCCGATGACAGGAACAGAGTCGCTTCGATAGTAGAGAGTTACCCTTTGACCGGTGCCACCCTGACCGCCTCCCCCGAATATCGTGCCATTATTGGTAATCTTTATGCGGGACGTGGTTGTTATCGCGTCACCGCTGTTGATTACGCCTCCGATCCGACCATTGTTTACGATTGTTAGGGTGTCGTGCGGAATATTTGCAACGGCGATGTTTAGGGATGCAACATCGACCCCGGAATTTATCGTCACGGTAAACGCCGACGCTCCATCCCAGCCGGCACCTATAGCCAGCGCACGAATATCTGGTGAGCGAACATTCGCAGATATGACAATATTGACTGCGCTTCGTGCCGAAGCCATAAGCCATCGTGAAATCATCCTTGATGCACTCCCGAATAGAAGCAATCCCAAATATTCTGCCGACCATAAAAAAACACAATCGTGACAATTTGGTTTGCGGCATAGTTTGGTAGAGTCTGGCCAACTGGAGGCTGTGAATTAGAGGGTATCGTAATTGGTCGAACTCCTCCGGCACTGTACACTCTCAAAGTTACTTGGTCTCCAAGCTGCCGCCCCTGAGCCGGTAGGCTGAATGTGACAGGTCCGTTGATCGAGACGTAGTGCACACTGCCTTCCCTCGGATCGATAGCATAAGTTGTCGTGCCCGCTGGAACATTCGCTGTTTTCTCGCGATCCATCATGGTGCGATCCGTAATCATCCGGGACCAAGCACCCCATGCTGCGTCATGCCGCGTGCGAACAAACATTGCCCCAGCGTTCTCTGGAATTCCCGAAAACGCTTGAGACGCAATCTGTGTAACCCGTCCACTCTCGCCGAAAGTAATTACATCCCACGCATTGACGCTCGTGTGTCCAGGCGGCCAGTCAGACCCAACGCCTGTGGCAGAAATGTAGGTAGCCCACTGGTTTAGTGGGGCAGCGCTCATCGCTGCAGTATGGTCAAAACCAGTAGCAGTCCTGGACGTGACTTCATTCGCAGGCGGCGCTTGGAATCCCGTCGCGCCTGGAGGCACGTTGATCGGTCCAGCAAACGTGCCGCCAGATTTAGGCATCAGTGTGCTGATCACAGCCCCGATACCGGGATTCCAGTCTGTGCCGTCCCACCACAGCCACACGCCCTTAAGATCTGGGTCAGTGCCCACGTAGGTGTACCAGGCGCCGAGCTGCAAGGCATTGCCCTGGTTGTCCTTGACCGGGTTGGAGGTCTTCGCACCCAGATACAGGGCCTGCATCTGCGTGTAAGCCCCCACAGCGTTGCTTGCATGGGTGCTGGCCGTTGACGCGCTACTAGCTGCAGCCGTTGCCGCGTTCTGGGCCGCATTGCGATAGCCCATGGCTGCGTCTGCTTGGCTGGTGGCAGTGCTCGCTGCAGCCTGAGCTGTCTGCGCATATTCCTGCGCGGCGATGGCGCAAGTCCGGCACGCCACAGCAATCTCGCGCATCCGCGAGACAGCAGGCGGGACCGACGTGGCGTATGCATAGGCCTCGTTGTTGAAATTGGTGCTGCCGAGCGCCGGATAGGGCGAGATCGGCAGCACGTCCGGGATCGTGACGATATCGGTCATACGTTGCCTTTGATTTGGATTTCTGCGCGGGCGGTTGGGCCGCCCGAGGAGCGCACGGTGCCGGTGACCTTGCCTACGGTTGCGAGGTGCGAAAACTTGGCCAGCTTGGAGACTTCGACGGCCACGACCTTGCCGGCTATCTGGGTCAGCAGCGCATCGATCAGCGGCGCCTGGTCAGCGGCCACCACGACGGACAGGCTGATGTTCTTGGCCTTGCGTCCCTCGATGTCCTCATACGTGCCGTCCGCGTTGTCCTTGGTGTAGCCATAGTCCTTGGTCGTGACCTCGGCGCCATCCTCGACCGCGCTGATGCCGCCTGAGGGAGCCAGCAGAGTCTTGTGGTTGCCCACACTGATGTATCCGACCGCCGCCTCGGCCGTAGCCTCTGAGCGGCGCACCGTGATCTTGATGCGCTGATCAGGGTGCAATGGGATGCCCCTCAGGACGTAGTGATCGCCGCGCTGCAGGTCGCCGAAGAGGTACTCCCATTCGCCGTATGCCTGCTGCCACAGGTCAGCGTTGATGGGCGGAATCAGGTTTGCCCCGCCAGGGCCGGCCGTGATGGTGATGCTGAGCGAGTCGCCCTCCAGCCCATACAGAGCCAGGCCATCGGCGAACACGCCCTTAAGCTCATAGGTCAGCGTCTGGACGGCTCGCGCCTTTGTGAACAGGTATTGATCGAACGGGCACCAGCGATTCGTCGGCTCTTTGAAGAGCCACTCGGCCGGCATTTTGTCCGGCGTTGTCGCGGTGCCCGTGTGATCTTTCACGCACTGATAGATCTTCCTTTCATACACGCGGCGGTCGCCCACCTTGTAGTTTCCGGACCCGACCCATGCCACTTCGCCCCGGGCTGCATCAAGCTCGGGAATCGACGTGGCAGGGCCGAACGAATCCGTAGTTATCGCTTTCGGCAAAAGAATGTTCATGCCTGCACCATCCTCAATGCGCCCGACTCCGCAACGGTGTCGAACTGGTCAGCCATTTGCGGCATGCCTGCGGTGTTGCGCTCCAACGCGGCGATCTGCCCGCGCATCAGCCGGTTTTCGGCGACCAGCTGCTCCACCAGCGACTCCAGGCGCGAATTGCCGCCTGCGCCGCTGAGCAGTGCTTGCGTCTGGGCAGAGGACCAGTAGCGCGCCGGCCCCGTGACCTCAAGCTCTGGGCCGCGCTCGCCGACGAGGCGAACACCTCCGGAATGCAGCCCGCCGCCCGCGAACGCGGGCACGCCGACAGCGGCGCCAGCCTTGCGCCAGTCCGACTCAAAGAACCCAGATAGGGCGGAAAGATCGGCCATCGTGCCGCCCGCCGCTTTCACCGCGAGCAGCAACCCGCGCACATCCTCAGTGCCATCGAAGGAGTGGTAGATCGGCGACAACCGATCCAGCTTGTCAATGAGCTGCTTGTCGATGACGGGCTCGTACCAGACGTCGCTTCCGTAGATGCGCACCTGCTTGTACTTGCTGTCAGCCGGCTTTGAGCCGCTGCTGTCGCCAGGCAGCGAACCGCCGAAATCCGGGCCGCCGCCATTGCCACCGCCAGCCGCTGGCCCAGGCTCGGAACCTGGCACAAGCAGTGCGCGCAGCAGCTGGATCGCACGCTCAACGCTGAGCGTGGCATCGATCTGCGAAGCGTTGCCGCTCAACAGGTCGCGCCAATACTGCAGGGTCTTGTCGAGCTGGGTGATTTGCTCCTGTGCCGCCTTGAGCTGCCGCTCCTCGACGCTCAGCTGCGTCTCACCTCGCTCTGCAAGCTCAGCGAGTTGCCCCGCCAGAACAAGCGTGTCGCGATCCCTCTCGAACTGCGTTGCGTACCCCTTCGACTCGATGCCGCCACGGGCCGCCCCAATGGCGTCAGTGAGGCCCTCGAAGCTGGAAACCTTGGCCCCACTACGCACGCCCGCAAGCGCGCGCTCGATGTAGACCATGCCCTGTGCAGCGAGCATCTGCTGCGTGTCGTCAACCGCGCCATACAGGTCACGCGCATTCGATTTCAGCGACGCCAAAGCACTGGAGAGGCTTTGCACTGCAGCTTGCGACGCAGATGCAATGTCGTTCCAGTAGCTGCGCTCACGGCTGACTGCTGCCTCGAAGTTCGCCAACGCGGCATCTTTGGCTTTCTGAGCCGCCTCAGCCGCAGCGCGCGCCGCCTCCTGGGTTGCAGTGCGCTCGTCTTCAAGAGCCCAAATGCGCTCCTGGATGGCCCGATTGCTCGGGTCCAGGGCGGCCAGCTCGCGGCGGCGTAACTCAGCGGTGTCGCCGTTGAGTTCAAGCCAGCGCTTTTCCAGCGATGCGTACTGGTCCTTTGCGGCAATCTCTGCTCGCAATGCCTCGTTGTAGTCCCACGCGGCGCGCTCAGCCTCGCTCATGCCCTCCGTTGCCAGCTTGCGCAGCGCTGCCTTGTACTCATCGGTCTGCCCCGTCGCGCGCAGCAATTCGGCTTCGAGTTGCACACGATCAGCGGACAGGCTTGCAAGTACGGCTCCAGCTGCATCAGCGACAGTTCCAAACACGCCGGCCAGGGCCAGCAGCTTGGCCGCCAGCTCGTTGTTGCCGCTTGCCAGTGCGTCTTCTATAAGCTTCCGGAACTGATCCTTCGCCGCTTTCCCGGCTGCTGGGTCGATCTCGACGCCCAAGCCCTTGAGCTGCTCCATGACCTGCCGCTGCAGAATCGCGGCGCGCTCCTGCTCGCTGTAAAAGCCGGCATAGAACGCATTCACGTTGCCCGCCAGGGCCTCGATACCTCCCGAGGTCTTCAGCAGTTCGGTCTGGGCCTTTGCATTCAGTCCGCTAAAGCCAGTGATGGTTGTGGCCCAGCCCTTGAAGGCCGTGTCGATGACAGCGATTTTCTGGATCGCGGCGTTCAACCCCTCGACTGTCACGTCGTCGCCCAGGGCGTCCAGCTCTTCACGCATCCAGCCGGGGATGTCGCCCTTTTTGATCTCATCGATCAGTGCGCCACCCATCTGCCCAACAAAAGCGGCCCATGCTTTTTGCGGGTCCGTCCCCAGTGCGCCATCGCGCGCCGTGAACTCCTTGAGCACCTCTCCTGTGAGCTTGTCGAGGATCTTGAAATAGCCGTAGCTGTCCTCGTCGCCGTACTTGGGATTGCTCGCGAACCCCGCGACGATATCCACATCCCGCGCAGTGCCGCCACCGATCTGGCCAAGGGACTTGTACAGCTTTGCGAGAGAGTCAACAGTCAACCCGAGTTGCTTACCCAACTCCGGGCTGTTGCGCTTCGTCAGGTCGTCATACCAGTCACCTGCGGCGCGGCCGAACAGCATCTCGGCCGCTTTGTCGTTGCCGACACCTGTGGTGCTGTATGCAGCCCCCACATGGTTGGCACCTCGGCTGCCGAACATGTCCCCCTTGAGCAGTGAGAACACGGCAATGGCTGCGCCCAGGTACGGCAGCGCCGCGCCCAGAGCCTGCATGCCGCCCGCGAACAGCTCGCCGCCCATCATCATCTCGATGCCACCAGAGAAGGCCGGCATGCCGCCCATGAGGCCCGCGCCGAAGTTCGTGCCGGCGAACAGGCCGCTCTCGCCCAGCAAGCCCAGGCCGGGGATGCCCCCGCTGAAGCCGCCGCCTGAGCCCCCCGTGCCGCCTACGCCTCCCAGGCCACCACCGCCACCACCCTGAACCCCGATGAGCGACGCCACAACCTGCACCACGAACGGTCGCAGGAACATCTTGTAGATCTGGTCCGCCACGGTCGTCTTGAACGTGGTGGTCAGGCTCTTCGTGAAGCTGTCCCAGCCGTCGCGCCCGTTGTTGAGCATGTCGGCGAAGCCCTTGCGGAAGATCTCGTCGTACTGCTCAACCTGCTTTGTGACGTACTCCTCTTGGATCCTGAGCAGCGACGTCTGCGTGTTGACCTCGGCCTTCTCGCGGGCCTTCTGGCGCAGCGTCTCGCGCTTCTTTTCGTTCTCGTTCGTGTCGTCGCTGTAGATCGTGCGGTCGATCTCCGCCAGCTCCTTGGCGAGCTCCAACTCGATGCGGCGCTGCGCGATGATCTTCTTGCGCTGCACCTCGTCGGCACCCAGCAGCGACAGGCCCTCTTTCTGGATCTCCAGCTCATCCTTGGCCGTCTGCAGCGACTTCGTGAGGCGGTCGTCCATCTGCTTGTAGTCGGCCTGCTGCAGCGCTGCCGTGTAGCGCTTCTGGGCGGCGATCTTGGCTTCTAGGCTGGCGATGTACTTCGGGTCGAAGCTGTCGCTGCCCTGGGCCTCGGCCATCTGCTGCTCAAGCGTGGCGAGCGTCATGCGCTCGATCTCGGTGCGCCCTTTGCCGAACACGGCGTTGGCAGCCTCCTGCTCGCGCGCACGCTCGTTGACCGAATCGGCGGCCTTGAAGTTGCCGGCGATGAGGGCTTCTTGGGCCTTCATCGACTTCTCCAGGCCGTCATTGCTGCGCAGCTGCACGCCCAGTGCATCGGCCAGGGCCTTCGCTTCCTCCAGCTTGGCGCGGGTCTTCGCGTTCGTGGCTTTCTCGATCTGGGCCGACAGCTTGAGCGACTCGCGCTCACCAGCATTGAGGTCAGCGGCGGCCACGCCCAGCGTCAGGAGCTGTTCGCGGTACTGCTTCGCCGCTGCAAGCTGGCCCTCCAGGCTTGCCAGCTGGTTGTCGGAGATGCTGATGCCGCCCGAGCCCTTCTCCGTGAACTTCTTGTTGATGCCGGCGACCGTCTTGTCGTAGTCCGACTCCAACTTCGCCAGCTTTCCAGCGAGCTCTGGCATGTTGGCATAGGCCTTCTTGGTCTTTTCCACGGCCTCGTTGTAGAGGTTCTCCGCGACCGTCAGCTCTTGTTTGCGCTTCACCTCCTTGCTGGCGAATTGACCCCCGATCTTGTCGAAGCCTTCCATTGCATCGACATACTCTTTGTTGGCGGCTTGAGTCTCCGCAATGGACTTGCCAGCAGCGCCAGCGAAGGCCAGGAAATCGGAGGCCTGTTGAATTCGCCTCTTGAGATCCTCTACGCCCTTGTCGTAGCTCTCCCGCATACCGGGGGCATCGTTCTTCGGGCCGGCAGCGATTTTGGCCGTGAGTTCGCCCTGAAGCCTTTGCAGCTCCTTCGCCGCCTGATCACTGGGCGAGGTCTGGCGACCAACGCCGAGGATGGCATCCCACATCTTCTTCGCGCCGCCCGTCACGATCTGGACCGCGCGCTCGATGTAGCCCAGGTTCTGGGTCAGCTCATCTGCGCCGGTCTTCATCGCGTCTGCGTAGGCTTTCTGAGCCACAGCCGCAGCCTCGGCAGTCTTGCCCTGCTTCTCCAGCGCCTTGATCTGGTCGTAGATGCTCGCCGTCAGGTAGTTCATCTGCTCGTTCAGGGCGAGCGATGCCTGCAGCGGATCCTTGGCCAGGTCCGCAAACTGCTTGGCCGTCTCGCTGACGGCTTGGCCCGTGGTCTTCTCCCATTGCAGGGCGATGGCCGTGAATTCCTTCAGCTGGTCGGATGCGACTTTGCTGTAGCGAGCCATCTCGGCCAGGCCAGCAGCGGCAGCGCCCTGAGTGCCTGATGTGCTGGCGATGGCGCGAGCCATGGCGTTCAGCTCATCAACGGTAGTGCCAGCCTGGTTGCCGCTCAGCACCAGCGCCTTGCGGAACGCATCAGTCTCCTTGCTGCCTTGGTAGTACGCCACGCCGAGCGTGGCGACGGCAGCAGCAGCCACTGTGAACGGGTTCACCAGGCCTGCCACATACGACGCCATGCCGCGGGCGGCTGCGCCAGCACCGCCGAACATGTCCTTGAGCTGGCCACCCTGCTGCAGCAGCACCGTCAGCGGGGCCTGCCCCGACTGGAGCGAGACAACGATGTCGGTGAACTGGGCCGGCACCATGCGCATGGCTGCAGCGGCCTGCGCGGCCGACACGCCCACCTTGCCCATACCGGCCTCGGTCTCGCGCAGCTTTGCGATGTACGGGGCGGCCTGGCTGGCGACACCCAGCTGCGCAGCCTGCAGCTCCAGCAGCTCGGATTTCGTCTTGCCCAGGGCTTGGGTCTGCGAGCGCAGAGACTCCAGGAAAGACGACTGCCCAGCGTCACGGGCCTGCTGAGCCTTGAACGATGCGAGCGCCTCTTCGGCCTCGCGCAGCTTGGCGACCAGCGGGTTCAGCTTGGTCGCGTCGAGGCCACGCATCTCGATCTTCTGCTCGAAGGCGCGGCTCAAGCTCTCACCCGCCTGCGCTGCGATCTTGGCCTTTTCCGTCGCGCGGGTCAGCGCCTGGGCCATCGCGCTTTCGGCCCGGCCCATCTTCTGGGCTGCTTCATCGGCGCCATCGCCGATACCTTTCATACCCTTGCCCGCGCGCTCGCCAGCTTTTGTGACGGAGTCGGCCATGTCGGCGGCGCCCGTCTTGATGCCTTGGAAGACGGGCTTGGTTTCGTCCTCTGCCGAAATGACAAAGCCGAATTTGCGATTCTGTTCTTCCATAGCCGCTCCACAAATGCAAAGGCCCGCCGAAGCGAGCCAAAAATAAAACCGCCAATATGGCGGTTAATTTGTTTTACTATCTAATTTCAATAACTCATAAAGATGAGCAGGCTGGGCCGCCACCTTTCCCCAGTGATTCATTGACTATATTTGCCACCTTGACTGCTTCTTGTATATCTTTTGCAAATACCTCTACAGCGCCTTTCTCAAGCGTAAAATATCCTTTCTCTCCTGAAAGCCGTATTACTTTTTCCTTAGCCAAGGCGAACTGATTTAGCTTCGTGTAATCCTCACGCTCAAGTTTAAAACTCCAGCCCTCCCACACTCTGTCATCGTCAACGTCGCGCTTGACTCCTTGGGGTGGCGCCTCTTGCTCATACACAACGTCGCCTTCAGCCATGAAGCCGATCCTATTCATGAAAATCCATTTCCTTGCATTGAGTGTTGGATTCAACACAACAACAGCTTCACCGCACTGTCGAGCAACAACCCGCAGATCGACGAACGCAGCGGTCCGCCCTTTGTTTGGATATTTCACTTGGAACTCTTGCCACGCAGTCATGACAGGCGTCAAATGATCAACCTTCCGGAAGCCGTCCCTTTTGCCACTCATGGATAAATTACACTTATCCCCAATCGGCTCAAAGCACGCGCTATAAGTTGATACTCCATCCCCATCAGACTTCTGCTTAGAAGCATTAAATGAGGATAGAAAATCACGTCTCCATTCCTTCTCTGTGTACGGCGGCTTTGGTGGCGTTGGTATTTTTGCGTTTATAGAGCCAGAGTTTGCCTCGTCCGTAGGACTCGCCTTTGGAGCCTGCTTTTCACATCCGGCAACAATGGAGAGCACCATCATCGCAACCGGAAAAAATGCTCTATTCATAACCCCTCCATTTGGATAAATGAAGGGCATGCTACCGCATCACCTTTTCTGCGGGATGTTGACCACGGCCATCTCCATCCGCCGCACGTCTGCGAACAGTTCGTCCCAGAGCTCCTGGTCGCCCTGCGCAACGCGGTCCAACAGCGGATAGACCGCCTCGTATCGCAGGCCTATGCGCCCGCCGCCGCCCATTCCAACCACCCAGGCCCATTGCGTCTGCAGGCCGACGAACAGCGCCAGCGACTCGGCGTTCTCGGGCCAGGCCTCCACCGGGTCTTCCCAGTAGTCTTCTGGCTCGCAGCCTTCTGCGACCTCAGGGTCGGGGCTGAAATAGGCGACGGTGGCGCTCAGGAGTTTTTTACGCGGCCGTCCACCAGGGCGCCACGGTAGGCATCCCAGAACGCGGCGGCAGCGTTGGGCTCCTCGTCGAACAGCTGCACCAGGGCGGCCTTGTCGAGGTCGATCTCCACATCCCAGCCCACCAGGTACTTCAGGGTGCGCTCGGCGCTGAATTCCAGACCACGGTCGGCCAGGTTGGCGAAGCTGAATTTCTCGCCGTCGGCCGGCTGGGGGACATTGGCATTGGACACCTCGTCCCACAGCTCGCCGAACTCGCGGCGCGTGCGGTACTTGAACTTGCACTCCAGCTCAACCACCTCGCCGGTCACGCGCACGAACGAGACGGGCGCGGTGATGGTCTCGGGGCGGTCGCCGAAGATGAATGCGGGGGGCTTCTGCTTGCCGGCTTGGTCTGCGGCAGTGGAAACAGCGGTCTTGGTTTGAGCGGCCATGGAGTGATCCTTTCAGCGGATGAAAAACGAAAGCCCGTGCCCGACTGCCCGCCTCCGCTGAAAGAGGCGAAACAGCCGGGCCGGTGCTTGGGGTTGACGCCTTAGCTGGCGTAGCGGGTGGAGCGGCCCTTGCCGCTGAAGTCGGCCTTCACGCGGTTGACCTGGCCGTCCTGCATCAACACTTCATCGTTGAGCGCCACGGTGCATGCCAGATACGACGTGGCGCCGTTCTTCATGGTGAGGCGCTGGATCGTGTCGGCGCCGCTGGCGGACAGGTCTTCCAGAGCCGTGTAGCCCGGGGTCTCGATGGCGTCGGCGTCGATTTCCAGCGAGCGCGAGACCGGGCTGAAACCGTCGTTGATTTCTTGCTCGTTCTCGGATTCGAGGTAGCGGTACGTGACCTTCTTGGGATCGCCGCCGCTGGTGTTGTTGGACAGGATCTGCACCACGTCAACCCAGGTCAGCGCCTTCTGGAACGAGCCAGCGCCGCCGCCAGGCGTGAACAGATTGGTGTTGCTGGTGTTGGCCTTGCGGCCCTCCAGGGTGAACGTGTCGGGCGTCGGGACGGCCTTGACGCGGAACACCAGCCCGTTCAGGCGACCCCAGCCGGACAGGATGATCACGATGTTGCCGACGGCCAGACCGTGGCCAGCCGCCGTGCAGACCGCCTCGGTCGCGTTGGTGATCGCGGTGATGGGCACCTTGGCGCCGATGGAAGTGGCCACGGCGATGCGCGAGCCGGTAGGGAGAGATGCCATGTTGTGGCCCTTTCAAAAGCAGAAAACCCGCCGAAGCGGGTTGATGGAGTGCCCTCGCGGGCGGGAGACCGCCAGGGCGGCGGGACAGGTCGGGCGGCCTATCTGGCGCCCAGAATGGAAAAGGTCTGCAGGTAGCCAGAAACGACTCCTGCATCGTCATAGGCCCCGATGGGGTCCCCGTGCGGTCGCGCCGTGAAGGCCGCAGCGGCACAGAGCCGCTCCTCGATGCGCTGGATCAGCGCGAAGGCCTGCAGCGGCGTGGCGGCCCAGGTGTTGATCTGGATGAGCGGCTTGCGCTTGTCGGCCGGCGCGTTGTCCGTGTAGCGCAGCACGTCGCCCCCGATGTGCTGCCAGGTCACGTAGGGCATGGCCGTGCCGTAAGGAGCCGTGCCCACAACAACGCGCGGGCACTCGGCCAGCAGCTCTGCCATCAGGTCGGTTTCCAGCGCCATCAGCCACCTCCTTTCCCGCGAATGCGCCTCAGCAGCTCTTGCTCCGCAGCCTTCTGCGCTTCGGGCATCGAGCTTTCGGCGCTGCGCATGAACGCCTTGCCGGGGATCTGCTTGGGCACAGGAAGCGTCACGTAGTACGCATCCTTTTCCGCCTGGCTCGCGCGCCGCTTCGGCTTGGGCTTTCCTTCCATGCCGGGGCGCACCATCGGGCCCATACCGTCGGGACGATAGACGTAGCGCTGCAGCCACCCCCATTCCAGCAAGTGACCGTGCGGTGCCTTCTTGTGGTTCCACGAAACGTGGTACTCGGCGCGCTCGCCATCCACCGATTTCTCGGTGCTGTAGTACTGGTAGATGGACCGATCCAGCTTGCCAGTGACACGGCCGAGGGCCGAGACGTTGAGTTTCACGCGGTCATAGATCACCTGGGTGGCCGCCTGGGCCGCTGGGCGCAGAGCCCCCTCCACACTGGCCTCCATCTCATTCAGCATGTCAAACAGGCCGCCCAGGTTCGGGTCGATGCGGAAGGCCTTGCCGGAGGTGTTGTTGCCCTGCAGCTGTCGACTCTTGCCGTCGAATCCCTTGCGGGACAGCGTGCGCCTGGCCATGGCCGTCAGCCCTTGAACGGTACGGCGTCGGCACGCGCGGCGCGGGCCTCGGCAACTCGCTCGGGATCCGCGTTCATCCAGCCCGCGTTTGCCGCAGCCACATCGGCCGGCACGCCATCGATCAGCAGGCCGGCGATGTAGCCGTAGGGGCCGATGGTGCCGGGCCTGGTCGTCAGCACCGTGCGCGGGCCGCCGTCGTCGGCCGGCGCCGGGGCTGCGCGCGGCGCCCGCGGTGGGCGCGGGGTCCGTGGTTTCGTCATTGGGTCGGTCCTTTCGTGAGCTCGCACACCAGGTCGATGTACTCGCGGGTTGGCCCAGGCAGCACGGCCTTGAGCTCGTAGATCTGGCCGTCGAACAGCACGCGCATGCCGGCGTCCACGCCAGCGCGGCGGCGAATCCGGATGCTCGCGCGGACGATGGACACCTCGGCGTCGGCTTTTATCGTGCCCAGGCCAGACTTGTGCAGCACGCTGGCTGCGATGCGGCCCGTGGAGATGTTCTCCCAGCCTTCGGGCAGCGGAGTACCCCAGTCATCCGCGCCGCCTGTCTTGCGCTGGATGTGGATGCGGTCTCGAAGGGTGCCGGCCTGCATCAGAAGCCTCCTGCCGTGTTGATGTAGGGCAGCAGCAGCCAGTCGGCACCCATCGGGATCTCGGCGGCCTGGCCCGGGGCCACGGCCTCGCGGTTGGCGTACAGGTGCCCGATGATGAGCTGCGCGGCCGAGTGGATGGCCTCATCGATGACCACGCCGACGGCCCCCTCCGGGATTTCGGCCTGGTCCTCGTAGAGCTTGGCGAAGATCTTCCCCTCGATGGCCAAGTACGCAGCAGCGATCCAGCCTTCGATGAGGGCGTCCTCCTCATCACCATCGACCCGCAGGTGCAGCTTGGCCCGCGCGAGGTCAATCCTCTGCATGGGCCTGGCCCGGGAAAGGCTTGACGGGCGAGCCCACCGAGCGGGCGTAGGCCACGGCGTCGGGGTGCGGGTCCACGCTGCCGGCATAGGCCTGGGCGATTGCCTCGGGCATGCCCTCGATCACATCGTCAGGCGCGAAGCGCACGGCATCGATGGTCACGGCGGCCAGGACGCGCACGTCGACCAGCGCCACGTCCTGGGACGCGGGATCCTGCTGGGTTCCAGCGCCAGCGCCCTGCCCGTCTGCGGCCCCAGCCGTAGCCGGGGCCTGGGTCTCGCCGGCCTGCGCGGTGTCCTCTGCGCCCTGCTGCTGGGCCTGCGGGCCTGTAGCCTGGTCAGCGGCCGGCGCATCGGCTGCCGTGGGTGTGGGTTTCGGTTTCGTTGCCATGTCGGCTCCTTGAGATGCGGCCCCAGCCGTAGCCAGGGCCTGGGTTCATCGGTGGCCGATTAGGTGGCCGAGTTGGCGTAGGCCTTGACGGCGCCGCCCACGTCCAGCAGGTTGCCGCCGCTGCGGCAGAAGGCCACAAAGCCCACCTGGCCCTTGAGCGTGTATGCGCTGTCGGTCATGCGGAACAGGGTGACGTCCATCACGTCGCGGATCAGGTACTTGCTGAAATCGCCGTACAGGATCGACTTGGCATTGGCTGCCATTGCGGCCATGTTCTGGTTGATGTTGATGGCGCGGCCCATCAGGCGGTCAGGGGCGCCGCCAGGGTTGCCCTGCTCGTAGCCCGGCACGAAGATCGGGCGACCCTGGGTGTCCTTGATCTTGCGCAGCACCTTGAGCACATCGTCATGGAACATCCAGGCAGCGCGCGAGCGGTAGATCGGGTCCACCGAGTGCTCCAGGTCCACCAGGTCGTCATAGGTCACGCTGGTGGTTTGTCCCGTGGCGCCGGTCTTGCCCACAGAGGCGCCCGTCACGATGCCGCGAGGCTGGCCGGTGCCAGTGCCCACGGTCTGGTGGCGGTTCTGGATGCGACCCAGGCGCAGCGCCAGCAGCGACTTGATGTAGGCCTCGATGTCGATGAACGAGTCCTGCAGCAGCTCGAAGGGCAGCGCGATGCTCTTGGAGCTGTACTTGTAGACGTCCATGGACGCCTGACCGAAGGCGGTCTCGCCGTTTGTGACCGCAGCGTTCTGGCCAACGATTTCGCCCTCCTCCGCCGTCGCGTCGGCCGTGGGGAACAGCATCTGCGCGCCGGTCGCCGTCTGGAGCGCACTGGCCACGGCGCGGACGCCTCCCATCTGCTTCATGGCCTCGATCAGCGAGCGGCTGAACTCGGTGGCCACGGTGTAGCCACCCTCGGAGCCGGTCGTGGTGGACATGGCGTTGCGGATGTCGGGATTTTGGCGCGCGGCCATGGCGTTGCGCTGCTCAGGAGACAGGTTGGACAGGCCGCCCGTCAGCATGGCGCGCAGGGCCTGGGATTCTTCGGTGCGGCCGCCACCCTGCACCGTGGCCTGGTTGAGCGCGGCCTCGTGCTCGGCGCGCTCATCGCCGGCCACTTGGTTCAGTCGGTTCTCGCGGGCGATCTCGCCGTCGATGGCCTCGATCTCGTTGAGGATCGTGTCCAGGGCCGAGGCGTCGGCGGACGGCATGCGCTGATCGGCAGGGGTCTTGGCGTTCAGTTCGGCGGCGGCCTTGGCCTTCGCGTCACGCTGGGCGCGCAGTTGTGCAAGTTTGCTCATGATGAGCCTTTCTTTCAGGTTGTGACCGCTCGCGCAGGTCGTTCGGACATGAAAAAGCCGCCTCGGTGGGCGGCGGTCTCAGTTGCGCGAGGCGCTTACTGATGGGAGAGGCGCGCCAGCATGCTCAAACGCTGCTGCTGGCGGGCGCGGTGGTCTTCGGTGGCGAACTGCTGGTCGTTAGCGGGTTCGGCCTTGGGCGCGGGTTCGGGCTCGTCGCAGGGATCGCGGGGCGCGTTGGCGTAGGCCGAGAGGTTCCAGGCCTTGGCGTTGGCCCTGGCGCTTGCGCGTGCCTTGGCGTCGCTCGCCGCGATGGAGGTGGCGAAGCCATTCTCCAGAGCCTCGTCGGCGGTGAACCAAGTTTCCTCGGCCATCCATTCGGAGATCTGCGCCAGCTCCTTGCCAGTCTTGGCCGCGTAGGTCTCGGCCAGGGTGCCGTCGATCTTGTCCAGGAGGTCGGCCTCTTTGCGCAGGTCGTTGGCGTTGCCCCACATCCCGGTCCATGCCTTGTGGATCATGAACATGGCGCCCTTGGCCATGATCACCTCCTCCCCCGCCATGGCGATGAAGGTTGCCGCGCTGGCCGCGATGCCATCGATGTGCACGATCACCTTGGCACCGTGCTCGCGCAGCGCCTGCTCCATGGCGCGGGCCGCGAAGACCGAACCGCCTGGGCTATTGATGCGCAGATGGATGGTATCCACGTCCAGATCACGGATGGCCTTCACGAACGGACCCGGGGCGATGCCGCCCCACCATTCGGCCTCCAGCTCGCTGGACACGATATGGTCGTACAGGTAGACCTCGGCCTCGCGGTCGTCGGCCTTGGCCACCACCTCGAACTTGCGGGCACTGGCGCGGCGGTTGTCCGCGTACAGCTTATTGAGTCGGTTTTTCATTGTTTCCCTTCCCGTCGTCTTTGCCTGGATTGCCGGGGTTGCGCAGCAGATTGAGGTTTTCCGGCAGGTTCTCGCGGCGGCGCACCTCGCTGGCATCCATCCATGGCATTTCGCCGGCCCGGCCCATCGCAATGCGGTAGGCCTCGTACCGGGTCTTCAGGTCGGCCCGCTCCAGCGCCTCGACCATGTGCTCCAGGAACAGCTTCTCGCGCACGGGCCAGAACTTGCGGTTCAGCTCCTGCTTGATCGGCGTCAGGTGCCGCTGCAGCGTGTAGCGCACGAAGCCGATGCCCTGCTGCTCAATGCCCGTGCCGAAACTGGTCTGCTTGTCCGTGTGGCCGATCATGTGAGGCGGCACGCCCAGGATCCGGGAGATCTCCTCCACGTTGAACAGGCGGGTGGCGAGGATCTCGGCATCCTTGCTGTTGATGGACAGCTGCGCCGGCTCCAGGCCGCCCGAGAGGATCAGCGGCCCACGGCCACCATTCATGGCCCGCGCCAGCAGCGAGGCCTTCAGGTCGCCCAGCTGCTTGTCGGAGAGCCGGCCCGGCGCCTTGAGCGCATAGTCGATGTTCGCGCCACCGGCAAAGAACCGGCTGGTGTGCTCCTGGGCGGCAATGGCCGCGCCGATGGCTTCGCGCCCTGCAAAGGTGATCGCACTGGGGCTGCGCAGGCCGTCGAAACCCAGGCTCGGGACGTGCAGCATGTCCGCGCTGTCCAGCGTGTATGCCGGCCCGCCGTCCGAGGGGTTGATGCGGTACAGCACCTTGTCACCCTTCTTGAACGGATCCACGCTCAGCGGATGGTGCGGCTTGAGCGCGATGATCTTGGAGCTGCGCACGCTGGAGCGCACCAGCTCGGCGAAGCCGTCCCCCTCAAAGAGCTTGGCGCTCATCAGGTACTCCCAGAACGTGAAGGCGGACCAGACGCCGCCCGCGTTCTCGTTGAGCAAGTACCAGTAGTCGTGATCCACCTTCTCGCGCGTGTCTCGCTCGTAGATCGAGATGGGCAGCGAGGCGATGGCACCCGCCACCAGCGAGACGGCGGCATAGACCACCGAGACGCGCATGGCCGTTTCCTTGGTCACGCGCACGCCGGCCGCCGAGCGGCTCGAAGCGCCCAGCAGGTTTGCCAGTTCGCCCATGGACGTTCCGCTGCTGGTTACCTCGTTTTCGCCCAGCGCTAGCAGGCCGGCGCGCTCTGCCGCACCCTCGCGGCCCGCGATCCAGCCGGACAGCACTCGGCTGCCGTGCTGGTGCGCGGTCATGTTGTACGTCTGTGTCATCCCAGCTCCATTGAGTAGATCGCCGGGCCGGCCTTCGCCTCCGGGTTCAGGGCCATGAGATACACGGCATCGAAAAGGGCCATCAGCAGGTCGATCTTTCCGACGCCGCTGGCCTGCTTGGTGATGGTCACGGCGTTGCCCTGCATCACTGTCTTGGCGTTGCCCACGCACCAGGCCATGAGGGCGCTGCCGCCGTGCACCAGCTTCTTGGCGGCGACGTGCCGCTCAGCTGTCTTGATCGCGCCGTTGAGCTGGTAGCCCTGCGGGATGCCCACCACCTGGGCGGCCTCCACCGGCCCGGGCTCGTCATCAGTGCCCACAAGGGCGTCGTAGATGGCACCGAGGCCAAGCCGGTCCACGCCCACCTTATCGAGCAGGCCCGTGTCCACGATCTGCTCCACAATCTGGACCACCTCCTCCACGTCCTGGCCGACCCGATCCACCAGGATCAGGTCGCCGGCCTTGATGAAGTCGCGGTACTTGGATTCCTCGGACTTGCGGCGCTCCAGCGCGATCTGGTGGATCCAGCCGCGGCCCCAGGAAAGCCACTTCCCGGTATCAGCCTCGCGGCCAACCACAGCCAGGCCGAGCAAGTCATCCAAGCCGCCACCATCGATCCCGACCTCTACCACTTCGCTGCGCTCCAGCAGCTCCTCCAGCGAAAACACGGGGATGGCGGCAGCCTCCCAGAAGTCAGCGCCAGCCCAGCGGTCGGAGCGCAGGTTGAGCCCGATCTCGACGTTGAGGTGCTTGGCCCAGAACTCCTTAAGTCCCTGCTCGCCCTTTTCCTCGGCCTCGCCGTGCAACTGCGTGATCCGCTCGATGTCCACGGACGCGCCCCAATTGGGATTCGTCACATGGGCATTGGCAAGATCCTTGTGCGCGCCCGCTTCCAGCATGTGGCGCGGAAACTCGTAGATGACCGGCAGGAACTTGCGGTCCACCTTCTCGCCGTCGCGGACCTTGCGGGCATAGGCCAGCTTGTCCTTGAACACCCCTGCAGGCGGCTCCTCCGACTGCGTGGTCGCGTAGATCACGAACCCCTCGGGCCGGGATGCCAAGCCGCCCGTGGCCTCCAGCAGCATGTTGGAGGCTCGCCCCTTCTTGCCGAATTCGTGCAACTCATCCACGAACACGAAGCCGGCTTTCTTGCCCGTGACCGTCGCCTCGTCGGCGGCCACCACCTTGAGGAACGCTCCAGTGTCCTTGTGCGTGACCAGGCGGTGATAGTCCTGGACCTTGAGCATGTCCGACAGCTCCTCGTCAGCCTTGATGAAGGCGCTGATGGGCTTGTAGCTGTTGTTGGCCACCTCCAGAGTCGGGCTTAGGATCAGCAGCTCGGCCTCGTCGCGCCAGTTCATCAGCAGCGCCGTCAGCATGATGGCCGCAGCAATAGTGCTCTTGGCGTTCTTCTTGCTGACCATGAGGAAGTACTCATTGATCAGTCGCCGGCCCTCGGGGCTTTCCGCACCGAAGATCGTGCGCACCAGATCGCGCAGCCATGGGCGAGCTACCTCACCAATCGTCACACCACCCAGGTCCACCAGCCTGAACTGGCTGCAAATCGACCACGCCTCATCAGCCACACTGGGAAATAGCGGCGGCGAGACGATCAGGCTTTCGCCCGCAACGATGCGGCGCTCCCAGTCGGGGCACGCAGTGGTCCATTCCATAGATATCTCCGGCGTTGACGCCGGAAACCGGCTATGACTTACCGCCCTGCACTGCCGTCAGCGTGGGCGGCTGGCGGCGGCCGAAGCGCGACGAACGGTTCTTTTGGCGCTCGGCCTCGGCTTCCTGCTTGGCGCTCTTGGGCGCCGGCTTGGGATGGCAGTACTGCGCCGCCAGCGTGGCGGCCTGCATGCGCAGCGGTGCCGGCAGACCTGGGTCGCGCATCACCCCCAGCAGGTAGTCCAGCGGCATGAGGCCAGACAGGTCTGGCTCAGGTTCGGGCGGCGCTGGCCGTTCCTTGCCGAATGGCCAGGTGGGCGGCGCGTCCTCCGGCTTGAAGCCTTCGGCATCCACACTGGGCGCCGCGCGCCGCTTGTACTTCCTGGGCTCCGGCGCCTGGGCGGCTGCTGCCGGCACGGCTGGCGGCGTCTTCTTTGGGCGGCCAGCACCGGGCCGAGAGCCCCCTCTTGGCATGACTCACCTCTTTGATTCTTTGATTTCTTTGATTTCCGCGATCCCCAGAATTCAAAGGTCCGAATTTCCCTGTTACGGCAACGGGTTGCAGCCGAAACCTCATGTGGCCGACTGCCCCGAAACAATCAAACAGGGGGCTTTTTTGTGCGCGTGCGGAACAGGGCGGTATCCAGGGCCGAGGCTCCCAGCCTTTTGCCCCACCCCCTACCCTCGTCCGCTGAGGCGATACCCCTTGCTCGCGTCAGACGGGCTCAGGCGCGGCGATCAGCCCTGGACCGGTCTGCCGCCTCGCGCGCCGTCTTCTCGACGTGACAGCCGCGCTTGTTGCCCTCGGCGTCGTAGCTGACGCATAGGCACTGCCTGTTGTCGTCGGTGTCCTCGCCGCCCTGCCACAGCGGCACGATGTGATCCAGCTCGAAGGGCCGGGACGTGCCTGGCGTGATGTCGATCAGTTCGCCGCAGCAGGCGCAGCGCGGGCCGTCTCGCAGCCAGATCCTCAGCCGGGCCTCCTGCCTGGCTCGCCCTCGGGCTCGGCCAGTGGCGCCAAGACGCGGGGCCTGCTGCAGCTTGCGGGAGTCGGCCTTTTGTATCCGCAGCGGCAGCGCATTGATCCGTGGTCGCTGACCCATGGCCGCGCCTCAGTTCTTCGCCACGCCCTCGGACTTGAGGGCGTTGAACTCATCGCGGCTCACCTTGCGCTCCACGATCTCAGCGGCCACGAAGCTGAGATCCACGACGCCGGCCAGCATCCCGCCCTTGCGCGGTGTTTCGAGCTTCAGCACCTGGCCGATGGGATGGCCGTTCACGAAGATCAGGCGGTGGACGCCATCGTGGAGGATCTCCACCTTCTGGCCCAAGTCGCGCGCCTGCACCCTAGCCTGCGTTGGAATGATTCGCTCCACGTCATCTTCGAGATGGCGGTAAACAACGCCTTGCGCTTCTTCAGTCTGGGACATGTGGATCTCCTGGAGAGTGGAATAGGTGCCGCCACGCAGGCCTCGCACCCCATGCGCAATGCATGCTTTGCCGGGTGCGCCTGGTGGCGGCTGAAATGGTTCCCCATCGGACTTACGGCGCGAAGCCGCTGGGGATGTGCCGTTCGCTTCGCAGCCAGCACCGTGGCAGCTCACGGTGGAGAACCCTGCACGCTCAGTCCACAGCGCGCACCCCGACTGGCTCAGGGCGGAAACAGAAAAGCCCGCGAGCAGCGCTGGCGGGCTTTGGGCGCGTCGATCCATCTGCGGCTAACCGATGGCACTACGGGCGCGCACCGGAACGTCTTGAAGGCGACACCGGCTAACAGGATGTTTCCTTGCGAACCGATATTCGCAATTCTACATGGCAAAGTCGCCGCGTCAATTGAGTCGCTGCGTTTTCCTCTTGATCCCCTGACGCGCGTGGCCTATGCACTCACTCATGTAGATGCGCGCCGAACGCTCCACGTCATCCATCGCCGGCCGCTCCCCAGTCCCGCCGCATCCGCCGCACACCTGGTCGGACAGGTCTGTATCGCTCCACTTCTGGAGCTGCAACTTCCGCCCCTGGCAGAAGGGACAGACATGCGCCAGCCAGCCGAAGATGATCTGGATGACGGCGTCATCGCTCAAGCCATCCAGACACAGCTTGATCGACAGGTGCAGTCGGACCGCACCAAGCGAGCGCAGGGACGCAGACAGCATGGCCACCTCGCCGCGATACACCGCCATCAGTCGCTCGCGCGCCTCGTCGCTGGACTGCTTCGTCACCTTGGTGATCCCATTACCCAGTGCGCGCTGGGCAGCAATTGCAACGTCACGACGAGTCGGCCTCCTTGGGACGCGTTTGGTGGATGAGTCCCACTCGGCCTGCAGGCGGATCAGTGCCTTGCCGAATTCCGCACTCGTCAGGCCTGCCGCGCCCAAATAGTCGGCGTCACCCACCGTGTCAGCGCTGGAACGCAGGTTGCTGGAGTGGGTGGCTGCGGCGTACCGCTCTTGCGTCGTTGGTGCTTCGCTCATCGTGATCTCCTCAGTTTCCAAGCAGGCGCTGCACGGTCACGTTCAGCGCGTCCATTTCGTCCATCTTTCGGATTGCCCAGGAGCGGCGCTGACCATGCAGGCCCAGCAGCGCGCCACGGTGGCAGCTCTCGCACAGGGCGATGCACACGTACTGGCGGTTCTGCTTGACGTGGTGCGCCTCGCTCGGGCCCGGGGCGTCACACACGCTGCATGGCAGCTCCTTCACTGCGGCCAGGTGCTCGCGCTCGCGGTCGTTGAGCTTGTTCAGCATGGAGACACCTCCACCACGACACGGCCGCCAGGCGCCTCGCCTCGGGCGATGCTCAGGCTCCAGTGCTTGTCGTCCACGCCGAGCACGTCCGCCAGCCCGTCCAGGCCTGCTTTCATGCGCGCAAGGGCGTTGTCCAGGTCGTAGGCGCGGCGGGTCGGCGCATGGAACGTCAGCGCCAGGTGCAGCTTCTGGGCCTGGATGCGGCGCACGCCCTGCTGCACAGCGGCATAGGCACAGGCGTGGCGGTAGTTCTTCTTAGCCTTGGCCAGGCTCGCCCAGTGCAGGCGGGCGTTCGGCGACAGCTCTTTCGGGGGCCATGGCAGTTCGATCCTCACGATGCGCGCTCTCCCTTGCCGGCCTGCACCATGTCACCCAGCTCGTCGGCGGGCTTGACTCCGTACTGCAGTTCCAGCGCCAGCTGCGCGTAGTGGATGACCTTCTGCAGATCCTGGGCGCCGCCCTTGGACTTGTGCCGGGTCACGTACTTCACGATGTTCCCCTGGAAGAAGTCGAGGCCGTTCGCGTGGATGTACTGGATCGGCTGGATGGAGCAGCCTTTGTAGTGGTCGCCGCCTGCTTGAGTGTCGAGAGCGCTCATTTCTCTGCCTTTGCTACGATTCCTCGAACAGAGAGGAACCACATGATTGATATCGCTGCCGCCATTTCCAGCACAGCCACGATGCTTGGCATCGCCAAAGGCGCAATTGCGGCCCGTGACGATGCAAAAGCGCAGCAAGCCATCACTGAGGTGCAACTGAAGTTGTTAGAGGTCTCCACGGCCGCCCTCTCCCTTAGTCAAGCCAATATTTCGCTTACAGACGAGATCCGCGCGCTTAAGAACAAAGCAGAGCAGCTGGAGATGAAGGCAAGCGAGCGCGAGGGATACGTGCTTTCCGAGGTTTGTCCCGGTGCGTACGCATACCAACCCCGCCCAGGTCAGCATCGGGCTGATGACGTGCCGCATTACCTGTGCCAGGTTTGCTATGACAAGGGAGTCAAGTCGGTACTTCGCTTCCAGAGGAGTACCGGGAAACAGTGGAACTCCCCTTATGACGCGTGGAATTGTCTTGAGAACAGCTCTCACAATTTCGTGCGTCACCCGGAATAGGCCGTTCATGCTGTCTTCCTTGTGAGTGCTGAAACCATGGTGGATAGGCCGCCAGCGCCAGCCGGCTTGACTGGGTGCGTGCCATTGCGAATGCGGCGGACCAAGTTGCCGCTCACCCCAAAAGCGGCGCCCGTCTTCGCGCAGCTCTGTTCGCTGGCGAGGATCTGGCTCACGATCTCGGGCGTGACCTTGGTTCGAGCCAGCGTGATTGCACGGTTGGCCAGGATGCGGCGAACCTGACCCTTGAAGATCCCTTTGCTGCGCACATAGCGTCCAAATGCGGCATCCGTGGCGCAGCGGATGTGTTCGGGGTTCACGCAGGCCGGGTTGCCACAGGTGTTGAATACCCGATGCCCTGGAGGCACAGCAACGCCCTTGGTGACGTGATAGACAGCGCGGTATCCACACTGCGAGGACATCTTTCCTCCACGAGCCAGATTCGGGGCATAGATGAACGGGACGCGATCATCGCCACGGGTCGCACCGCGCCACAGCCAGTGCCCGTCCTCGTCGATGAAGCAGCGGCCCTTGATTTCTTCGAGCGTGCGCATGGTCAGAAGTCCTCCGCGTACTTCTTCGGGCCACCGGCATCAGCCTTCGAGGGCGCGGCCAACGAGGCAGTGGACTGGTTCCACAGCTGGTACTGGCCCTCGAAGTGCAGCGCCAGCTCGCCCTTGCGGCCTCCACGGGCCTTGCCGAGACTGCAACCCTTCAGGGTGCCCCCGTTGTCGGCGGGCGCGTGGTCCCACAGGAAAATGATCGTGTCTGCGTCTTCTTCGATGGCCCCGCATTCCTTGAGGTCGGACATCTGGGGGCGCGGGTTCGTGCGCTTCTCCACGTCGCGGTTCAGTTGGGAGAGCAGCACGACCGTGATGCGCAGCTGCTTCGCCAGGCGCTTGAGGCCGCGCGTGATGTCTTCGAGCTGGGTGCGGCGCTCCTTGCGCGGGTCGCCCTGCATCAGCTGCAGGTAGTCCACCACCAGTGTCTTGATGCGGTACTTGCGGACCAGCCCGCGCGCCTTGGACGTGACCTCGGCCAGGGTCAGGCCCGGCACGTCGTACAGGTACAGCGGCAAGTCGCGGATGGCCTCGACAGCCTCGGTCACGCGCGCCCACTCGTCGTCCGTGAGCTGGCCCGTCTGGATGCCATCGAGCGGCACGCGGCCCTTGTTCGCGACCGTGCGGTCCACGACCTCATCGTTTTCCATCTCCATGCCGAGGAAGGCTGTGGGGATGCCTTCAGCAGCCTGGCGCTCGGCGATCTGCTGCGCCAGGCTGGACTTGCCGACCGACGGGCGCGCGGCGATAACCACCAGCTTGCCATCGGCGAAAGCGCTGGGAGCCATCCGGTCAAGGGCCGGGAATCCAGACGACCGCCCAGCCTTGGTCTTGCCGTCGGCGCGGCTCATCAGGCGATCGATGAAGCCGCCAGCGAACGCGGCCACGGCCTGCGGCTCAGTGCCCGCCTTGTCCTCCAGCACGCTCTCCAGCGCCAGCACCGAGGAGCCCACGCGCTGCTCGATGGTCTGCGATGCGTCACCAGCGAACTCGGACACCTGGAAGGCGGCAGACCTGAGCACGCGCTCCTTGGCGTAGCGGGCAATGGTCTCCGCATGCGTCGGCACAGCGCGGATGTAGCAGTAGCTCTGGGCAATGGCGTTGACCTCGGCCCACTCCACTTCCTGGCCGCGCAGCTGCTCCATGACCGCCACCGGGTCCACGAACTTGCCAGCCAGCACCAGCTTCTCGGCGGCTTGCCAGATTGCGCGGTGCAGAGGCACGCAGAACGAATCGGCAGTGATGATGCCGGCTGCAGCGTCGTACGCCTCGGGGCCGCTGCCCAGCACAGCGCTCAGCACAGCGCACTCGGCCTCGTTCGAAAACAGCAGCTCCTCGTCGGGCAGGTCAAAGGCGTTCATGCCGCCTCCCGTGCAGCTGCAGCAGCGTCAGCCACGCGCTTCGCCTGCTGGCCTTCGCTGGTCCACTGGGCCGGGCCATCAGCGTGCACCGTCCAGAGCCTGTACCAACGGTCCCGCACCGAGTTCGCGAACACGGCAGGCCAGTCCTTGTATTTTTTGTCCTTGCGCAGGCCCGTCGTGTGCTCCTCGCGAAAGCGCAACCAGGCGATCTGCGCCATGTCGTCGCTGATGCCGGCGTCGGTCATGTCCTGGCGGATGTGGTGGTCCTCAGGAATCGGCTTGACGTTCTGCGCCTTGCACTCGGCAAGGTAGGTCTTCAGCGTGATCGACTTCGAAGCGGGTGAGGGAGAGCGCGAGCCCTCGCGCGTCTCTCTCTCTTTATCTTCTTCTTTATCTTCTTCTAGGCCGTTACCTTGGCGTTGCTGAAACGTTTCATCGCCGTTTCCACCATCGTTACGTGAAACGTTTCCACCACCGTTACCGGATTCGGCCTTCTTTTTCTCGCGGTGCTTGGCCACGCGCGCCGTGCTGTTGTCGCTGCGCATCTGGCGCTTCTCCCAGCCCAGGGGCTGCCAGTCTTCGGAGATCAGGCCACCGGCAACCAGGCGCTTCTTGACCTCGCGGATCACAGCGTGGTCAATCCACATGCGCTGGGCGACGATGCGGTCCATCAAGTCAGGCGCCGCGCCAGAGTCGAGGGTCCCGTCGCACTTCAGCGCCAGCAGGCCGATGAAGTGGCGTTGGTCTTCAAAGGCCAAGGCGATGATCTTGGGGTCGTTGAGGAACTCGGAATACATCCGGAACCAGGGGTAGCTGCCTGCGTTGCTCATGCCGGGCTCCTCGCGTTGTCAGCGGCGTGCTCGGCCTTCAAGGCTGTGGCCACGGCTTGCAGGGCGGCCACGGCTTGGCCAATCTCACGCAGCACGTCGTCACGGTCGTTGTCGCTGATGTTGCCGTCAGCCTTGGAACGGGTGACAGCCAGGAGCACATCTGCGCATTCGTGGACAGCAACAGCCGTGGCCTTGGACAGGCAACGCGGGCCATCCTCGGTCGCAGCGGGCAGCGCCAGCATGCCGGCCTTGAACGAAAACACCGTGCCCAGGGCGTGAGCCTCTGCGCAGCCCGCCTCGCGGCACATGTCGGCAATCTGCTCGGAGTCAGCCAGGCCGATCTTGTGGTGAGCAGAGGAGCCGCTCAGCTCCTTGCGCAGCACTTCGTCGGATTTGCCCAGGCGGGCTGCCAGGGCCGGACGGCCACCAGGGTAGTTCGCGACCATGCGTCGCAGGGCATCAAGGGAGTTCATGTCCGGGCTCCAGAAAAAAGGACGTTGCGGCCGTTACCGCTGGAAACGAAACTCGCTGCATGAAAACCAAAACAACGAGTGAGAGAGGTGCCCGCCACACCCTGGGCTATGCTGGGAGTTCCTACACAACCAGCGCCAAGGAGGGCGGACATGAGCGAAGAGCAAGAAGTGGCACAGGGCCACATACACGCATTGATGAGCACCGTCACAGCCATCATTCGGACTCTTCCACCGGAGCAGGCGGCAGAAATCGCGAGGAACCTGGCTGCATCCGAGATGGAGCAAGTGACGGCAGACGAGGAGTCAGGGGATGTGCCTCCGGCGGAAGCGCGCGCTCGGACGAGTCTGGTGAACGGTTTCCTCGATCTCCTCGCAGCGACCTACAAGCACGGGTAATCGCCGCACGCAGACGGGCTGTTGCGCCAGAAGGTTTATCTGCCGGCGCGAGCCCTGGTTGCGTGAGCCAAGGGAAAGGAACCGCTCCAGGGCGACCCAGAAATGCGGCCTCGAACGCTTCCACCTGCTCGGCCGAGAGCGGGCTAGGCGCACGCTCTGCGCCAGCAGCCGATGGCGGGGCTGGCGCGCAGGGATCCGCAAGCACACGGTCTTTTTCGTCCTCCAGAAATCGGTACGTTACAGACCTCGCTTCGGCTGATTCAGCGGGCAGTGCGCGCCTGATGCCGATGACCCCGCCCCAGTCGTCGCGCTCCTGCTCCCAGCCGGCAGGCGGGTTCGCCCAGAAGTCCTGTCGACGGTTTTTCTTCAGCGTGGCGAAGGATTCGGAGTCTCGGTATCGGCGCTTGCGCTGGAGCGTCTGCACGGACTCAGGAATGGGGCCGCCAAAGCGGTATCGCTGCTCAGCCATGGGTTGCCTCCTGGGTCTGGGGGGTGGGCTGCGCCAGCTCGGGCGCCTTAGCTGAAGCGCGCAGGTACTCCCAATCAACCCCGGGAAGCATCTGCTCGCAGCGGACTTGCCCTGCATTCATCTTCTCCAGCGTGATGCAGTGCTCAGCCGGAAGCGTGCGGCGACCATCGCGCCAGAAGCAGACCGCCTGCACGGACACGCCACACTGACGCGCCACCTTGGCGGGGCCGCCAGCTCCTTGGATAGCTTGGGAGATTGGGTTCATGCATGAGATTCTACAGTTGTAGAAATCTCTTTTCAACATCTGCGTTTGCCTGAATTCAACAAACGTTTAATGATCTGGGCTATGGCACTAGGCTCGCGCATCCGTCACTACCGTGAAAAATCGAAGCTCACGTTGGAGCAACTTTCCGACCGCTCAGGCGTGGACGTTGGAACCATCTCAGCGCTGGAGAATCGCGACAGCAGTCGCTCCAAGTACGCAACGGCCATCGCCCAGGGCCTGGGGATGACCGTGGAAATGCTGGAGGCAGAAGACCAGGACTACGCACCAGCGGCGGTGGCCCCAACGACTCCAGCGCCAGCGGCGCCCCCTATTGGCGTCCCAGCAGAGGGGGACGTCGTTCCTTACGGATACGTTCGACTCCAGCACCTCTCACCAACGCCCTCCATGGGGCCTGGCCGGGGCTTGAGCGAACCCGTCCAGATCATCCGGCACCTCGATGTGCTGGAGAGCTGGGTGCGCCAGAAGGTAGGCAGCACGAACTACGACCGCATCAAGATCCTGACGGGGTGCGGCCAGAGCATGCTGCCCACAATCAACGACCACGACCTGGTTTTCGTAGACATGGGGCAGAAGTCCATCGATGTCCCCGGCATCTATGTGCTGGACGTGTGCGACCGCTTGCTACTCAAGCGCGCCCTTATTCACTCCACCGGGGTCCTGGTGCTCCGCAGTGACAACGCCGAGGAGTTCCCAGACGAAGAGCGCATCGACCTCCGCACAGCGGCCGAAAGCATCAATGTAGCTGGCCGCGTGAAGGCGTGGTGGACTCTTCACCAGGGCTGATCTCACTTCGGATATACCCAATGACCCCTTACGACAAGCAGTACATCCAGGAACGCCTCGCCAGCGTGAAGGAAGACATCAACTCGCTTCTAGCGCTCTGCAGCGGCCGCCAAAAGTTCTCCCCAGGTGATAAGGAGCAAGTTCGCTACGACTACACCAACCTTAAGTCGAAGCTGAGCGGCCTAGCGATCCATGTGTTTGAGAGCGACCATGGCCGAAGCTTCTGTCAATCGGCAGGCTTGGGTGTAGCGGCCGCTTTGTCGGCCAAGCCCAGCGATGCACCCGCTGAATTGACTCGCGCTCTGGAGAGCGCCCAGTCAGAGGTGTCGTACTGGGTGCACACGCTGTCAAAATGAAGAGTGCGCACCCTCCGGAGCCAATAGTCCTCCTGGTCATCGGGGAACAGGCCTGCATCCGCCTCGGATAGCCAGGTCAGCGCAGCAAAAATCCCGTGCCGAACGATATCCCGCTCCGTATCGCGATTGGGCGCCAGATCCCCATCCATCGTCCGCAGAAGGTGGTTGAGCTTCCCTAGCGCCAGCCGCAACTGGAACCTCGGAGACTCGCGAAGAGCCTGGACGGCCCGCTTGAGCGCCTCGACATCGCCCGCATCAGCGGGCTTTTTTTCGTCTGTGTGTTGCGTGGTCATGGCCTTGATTGTCGCGCCTGTCGAAAATTCTTCAACATTTTTTCTACAACCGTTGACGAACTAAATTCTACACACGTAGAATTCAACCCAACGCAGCACAAACAGGTTGCGCTGGGTGAGGTGATCGGGCCGCGCTCTACCGGATCTCTAACAACCTGCCGCCGATGTTGCTGGCCCTACCTGCAGGGCCTTCGTCCGGCACATGCACCAGCGGGCTCGGGCCGCTGCTCTGCTCTGGCAGTCCTGCCAGGCCACAGTCCGCCAAAGCGCGGTAGACGGGCAAAAAGAGATGAGGCCACCCCTGGCGCCAAGACGAGCAAGACAGGGCAACAAACACATGCGGCACGCCGCAAAGGAGAGCACATGCGACACGAATAGGCCGGCAGACCCGGCCACCACCTGGCCGCGCAGTCTCGCGGAATGTTGCCGACAGGCGAGTTACCAGGGCAAAGAAAGCGCCGCGAGCGCACTGGGTACTTGGGAGTGGCGACCCCTCAACGCAATCAGTGAAGCCACAGCATGACCGGGAAACCGGCGCCGCCCCGAGCGTCATCGGGGCAAACCAAGGGGCTCAGCCTCCGCTCTTATTCGGTGGATTTCCACCAAATTGCACCAGCAGAGCCCCTTGGTTTGAAGTCGCGTGCACCACCTCCCCGATGGCCGGAATGCAAGGTTCCGTGCACACCATGCGACTCTGTTCAACCACGGCGAAACCTGAGCCGCCAGAACGCTCAGGGACAACTCATGGAGGCCGCCATGTAACCGCACCTGCACCACAACGCAAAGAGTTGATTTTGGGTTGTCCGCCCTGGCGACATAAAAGGCCAGGACCATCACAGATAGGGAATGCGCGGGCGACGCGCGGGGAATGGAAGCAACCGGAGCGACAGACTTCCTAGGCCGTACCCGCGAGGGCCAGGCGGCTGCCATGAAAAACAGCGCTCGCTTCTGTGCTGGGATCGCATCCAGCCCCTATCTGTGATGGTTTCCAGCCGCGCGCGCACCGGAGATGGATGCAAGCGATTTGCGCGCAACACGCGGCTCCTTTTTTTCGCCGGGCCAGGGGCTTCACCACCACGCCATCTCTCCCTTGCGCGCCGCCATGCGGCACCGGCCTTTGTTCACCTCTCGCCCGCACATCGCGGGCGTTTTCGTTTCCGGCCCCACGGGCCACATCCCTAGGAGATCCGCATGCTGAGCTACGTGAACATCCACGGGCGGCCCGTGAGCGTCGCCCCCCCTCCCGAAGTCAAGAAGAAAGCCCGCGCCCAGCCCGATGCGTTCCACAAAGGGTGGCGCGTCATGGGCATCCCGCCTGGCAGCCTGGGAAAGGCCCAGCAGGAGCACATCAAGAAGGCGCGCGACGCGGAAAAGCGCGGCAAACCGATTGCGGATTTCGACCAGGGCGCCTGGATAGCGAAGACCCGCAAGAAGCCTGTGCGCTCCAAGCCCTACGAAGTCATGACGGCGGCCATGCAGTGCAAGGCTCTGGCCGAGCGCGGCGGATGGCTGGCACTGGAACTGGCCGAGGTAACGAAAGGAGCTGTCGATGATTCGCGTTACTCCTTCTGAGCCCTTCTGCGATGACCCGGATGCCCGCTACCTGCGTGAATCCCCGGAGCCACTCGCCGAGCAGGAGCGCATCCCGGGCCGCTGGCTTGTCGCGGTGCTGCTGGCCATGATCGTCCTGTCCTGCAGCGCCTGCAGTGCGGCAGACGCGGCCCAGGAACCCAGCGCCAGCGCGGCGGACCTCAAGCGCGCCGCAATGTCGGCCTGGGCCTGCCATGGAATGCATGCCGAGTGGTCCGGCGAGGTCGTTGTCTGCCTGCGGGAGCGGCCGTGATGCGCGCGCTGCTCCATATCTTCATCTGGTCCGCCGTCAGCGCGGCCTCCCTCGCCGCTGCAGCGGCCATTGCCACATGAAAGCCACCGACACCCCTCCCCTGCTGTCCCTGCGCGTCACCGAGATCGCAGACATCGGCGACATCTACCTGGTCGTGGAGCCCGGAACCTCCCGCGTGGGCGGCGTGCCCATGCTCATCGTCCACTCCGTCTCCCGGACCTGGACCACTGCACTACCCGAAGCGGATCCCGTCGGCGCCCTGGCCCGTATCGGCCCGGCAAAGCTGGCCGAAGCCCTCAGTTTCAGCGCCCCATACAGCAGCGGCCGCGATGCCGCTCGCACACGCGAACTGCTCAGCGACATCGCCGCAGTCATCCCGCTGGCAGTCCAGCAACACCTCTACATCAACAGATCATGACCAACTCCATCCGCCAGATGCTCGCCGTGAAGGTCGCCAAGCGTGCAGACGCCGTGAAGGTGCTCTACAGCGAGATCCACGTCGAACCAGGCTTCAACCTGCGCCTTGAAGGCCCCGAGCTGAGAGAGAGCGTTGAAGCCCTGGCACAGCACATCATTGATGGCGGCACATATCCACCCCTGGAACTGCGCGTGCGTGATGCGGGCGGCATGTACATCGTGGACGGCCACCGGCGCCATGCAGCCATCGGCCTGGCACTGGAGCGCGGCGCGCCGCTGGAGGATCCGCGCGATGGCAAGGTGTGGATTCCGATGGTGCTCTTTGAGGGCAACGATGCCGACCGCACCGCCCGGATCATTACCAGCGCCGCAAACAAGCCGCTCACGCCACTGGAAATCGCCGAAGGCTATAAGCGGCTGCGGTCGTTTGGCTGGGCGCCAGCTCACATAGCCAAGAAGGTCGGCAAGTCCGCCGAGCACGTCCAGCAGCTGCTGGCCCTTGGCGATGCCCCAGCGCCCGTACGCGAGATGGTCACCAGCGGGAAGACCAGTGCAAGCCACGCAGCCAAGACCGCGCGCCAGCTCGGCGGGGATCAAGCGGCCAAGGTACTTGAGGAGCAATTCACTGAGGCGAAAGCCCAGGGCGAAGACCGCATCACCCCCAAGACCATCGGCGGCGGCAAGACCAGCGCCAGTCAGGCCCGCGCAGATTCAAAGCACCTCGATTTCCTCATCAACGAGGGTGCGCGCGTGTGCCAGGGCAGCCGCTCAGATCTTGCCACCCCTGACGGGCAGCACGGCTACTGGCTCGAATGGCCCAGCGGCGCAACGCAGCCCGGCATCTTCGAGACCGCGCGCCTCGCCATCGACACAGCAATCAAGCAGCAGATCACCACATGACAAGCAAGACACACGACATTGCCGCGCAGCGCGCGGAACGCGACCGCCAAGCAGCGCTCAGCACCAGCCGCCGTGCACGCTCGATCTGGTGGGAGCAGCAGACCCCGGCCCGCTGCGCCAGCTGTGGCGCGCCCGTCGAAGCCCCTCCGAAGCCCGGAGAAGGCCTGCCCTGCGGCCACTGACCGAGGCATGAGCACAGCGCATGGGCGCTGTCCTGATACCCGCTCCCGATTTCTACCCTGGCCGCAACTGTGCGGCCTTTCTCATGGAGTCTCGCTATGAACGTCCACATCGGCACCAACACGGCGCCCATCATCTTCGTCCCTTCGCCCGAAGCCATGGCCAGCATGGAGGCTCTCATGAAGGGCCTGGGCCGCGTCGAGCCGGCTGTGCCGACAGCAGTGCCCAGCGCCGACCATGGTCGCCCCGCCATCGGCGAGTACTGGGAAGGCCAGGGCGGCCACTACGCAGGCGACTTCCGGGGCTCCGATGGCTCGGTCTGCGGCCTGATCGTCGCGCCCGGCGAGGACGTTGGCCGCGCCGCGTGGGGCCCGACCTGCGAGCGTGAGCTGTCCGACTGGGACGGCCTGGCCAACACCGCCCGCCTGCGCAACGAATGCCCCGCCGCAAAGCTGGCGGTCGGCTTCGAGAGCGACGAACACAGCGACTTCTACCTGCCGGCCCGCCGCGAGCTGCAGCTGGCAGCCGCCAACGTGCCCCACCTGTTCGGCAAAGAGTCCTGGTACTGGAGCAGCACGACGCTCAGCGGGGACTACGCCTGGGCTGTCGATTTCGAGTGCGGCCGCGCGGACAACATCCGCCGGCGCTACGAGTTCCGAGTTCGGCCTTTCCGCAGATTCATTTATTGATCCCTTCACCCCTTTCTTCACCCTCAACCACCCAGCAGGAGCATCCATATGAGCAAGTCCATTCCCGCAATCGGCCAGGCATGGCCCGAGCAAGGCGGCATCTACATCGGCGCCCGCCTGATCGATGGCGCCGTCCATCACGTTGTCATCCCTGGCGGTGTCGAGCACGACATCAAAGACGCGGCATTCAAGGGCGTTCAGACCTGCATTCCGACCGAGTTGAACGGCCAGGGAGATTGGCGCGCGCCTGACCAAGAG